CGCAATTTGAGAGAAACCTAAATCGTGTTCTCCACTCATATCTTGCATTACTTTAAGTGAATTTCCAAATCCTGAGTTAAGAGCATACGCTTGGTTCTTAGTTAATTCTTGTCTTGCTTTTAATTCAGCTAAAGCCTTTGCTTGTGTTGCACGAGAAGCCTCATTATCAATTTTAGATAAATCATTCAAATATGCTTGATTAGCATTTTGCATACTAATTTCATTAGCCGCCATATTTGTTTCGTGTACCGCTTTATCATTTTGAAATTTAGCGACTGTTGAAACAACTGCCAACGCCATTTGAGCTTCAGGTACTCCACACATTATTCTTTATTCATCTCCTTTATCATTAATAAGAAAGGTAGTTTTCCTACCCCATATTCTTTAATTTCTTCTTTAGGTTCAAAACCAAGATACTGTAGCCATTTTAATGACTTCCAATTTCTTCTATCAACCCAGTTGTATATATAAGTATATCCTTGACCCATTTTAGAAACCCAGTAAGGACATTCCTTAATAAATTGTTTTGTATGTTTAAATAAGTCTTCACTTGATAATAACCAAGCTACGCCATATTCAGGGTCTTTTGTTGGAGCAACCCCAAACATACCTATTACTCCTTCACTGGCTGTGCCAATGATTGTATAATTTCTACTTCCGTCATAAGTAAACGGAGTAACTAAAGCCTCTAACGGAGAAACTCCATTTGATGCTCTTACTTCTTCCCTATCTGCTTTACGCATTTTAGGTGCTAATTGTAGCACGTCAGCTAATATCGCAGGACGTACATAGTTTTCTTTTTCCATTATATCCTTGTTGCTCTGTTATGGTATAAACCTTCTACTTCAGCACTTGCTATATACATAGGTAAGTGTGAACTAGATTTAATGTCAAAAGTAAAATCGGTATTTCTACATTGTACTGGTACTTTAATAGTTCCTGAAGACAATGCGGCAGACCCAATGGTACTACCTGCTGTCCCTAGAACATATCCGTTCATTACAGTTGTAGATTTACTTCTATTCTCAGGTGTTACTTCTGCTGTGAAGAAACCTGAATTTTCGTAAGTTAATGCTATATTTCTAATTTGGTAACGACCTGTAGTTACAGCTAAAAGTCCTCTACCAGTATTTTCTCTAACGTATTGTGTTGATAATGTATACTTAGATTCAAAAGGAACACCTATCCATAAATCTGTATGATTTCCTTCTAAAGTATAATTAGAACCACTAACAAATGTTAAAGCATAATCTGCTCCATCAGTTTTATCTACAGCTTTCAAACCTGTTTTAGCTCCATACGGAGAAGTGACAGTTGTTAAACCTGTTGTACTGGAATATGAACCTGTAACTGAAGTTCTTTTATCAAGATATACTCCGTGTCCTAATGTTGCATCTTTTAAATTTCTTAAATCTATTTTAAATAATTTTGTATCTTGTCCTTCAACAGTAAATAAATAAATATTACTTTCTACAGACATACCACCTAATATTTTAACACCACTAAATTCCCATTTAGACCAAGCTGTTTGTACTTTTTCTCCACCATCAAAGAAATATTTATAAATATACATAGTATCAGCATTAGTTGGTGCTATATCTGTACCTATAGTATAAGGTGCAACTTGTGTGTCTGCTGTGTCATCACATAGAATTGCCATACAATCTTCAACAGTATTACTTACAATTTGATAAGCATTAGAAGGTATTAGACTTTGTACTGAAACTGAAATATCTAAACCATCATTTGTCAATGTATCATCATCAGCATAGTATTCTCTTATTGCTGTATTGTTTGTTCTAGCTTGAGCAAAGTAAGCAAACTTACCTGCCGCAATAGGTGTTACTGAATCATCGTGTTCAAAACTTGACACTTCATTTAAGATAGCAGTAGTTGGACTTATAGTATCTCCTGCGTGGTCAAGTTTATATTGAGCTGTATCAGAGAATAATAATAATGTTTCATTAAATCCTACTGAGTGTTTCAATGTATTAACTTGTGTTCCTGAAGCCGCTATATCAATAGGGTCAGTATCTAAAACTTGTGTAACTGTTGTAGCAAAGAAATTAAAGTAACTAGCATTTTCAGTTAAAATTAAATTTTCTCCTGATAACAGTCCTAATCTATTTTTATAATATGTTAAATTCTGTATTGTTTTACCTACAAATGAAGGATTAGGATTAGTGTCTGTAGCATCACCACAAACTCTATCTGTCCAATCTAATTTTTTAAATGTAAATGTACCATCATTATTATTAATCAATGCGTGAGGCATTGTAGTATCATCTAAACCTACACTTGTTGCAGGTGCAATAGTTTCTGTCCACACACCCATACCATCAAATTTAACATAGTAATCAGAAAGAGTATCTCCTTCATCACCTGTTACTTTAACGATAGTTCCTGTTTTTCCATAGTAAGGTAATTTTGTAAAATCTTGTATTGTATCTCTAATAGCATACATCGCTGTATTGCCTGAACCATCAGCCGTACTTATTGTATAAGTTTTAGCTTGGTTAATAATTTTTCCATAAATAACAGAATCAAATTGTTCAAAATCAAAATAAGTATTTATATCAGAAAAGTTTGATAATCCATTTGTAGATAAAGTTGCTCCTGTATCTGTTCTAATTGTTTTAAAATCAATACCATTTGCACTAGAATTATAATGAGAACTTGCTTGTCCCTTCATTAATATATCTGTTACTTTATTTGTATCTCTATATTTACTATCTGTAGAAGCATCATTTCCTGTAGGAATTTGAAATATACATTCTATTTCATAAGCCCAATCTTCGTGTTTTAATGCTACTTTATATTCTCTACCATAATTAGTTGATTTACAGTAGACGTGAAATTCCTCTACTTTTGCCGCAGTTGTTGTACTGTCAGCCGCAGGTGTAATTGACTTATTAACTATAAAAGTATAATCCGCAATATTAACCATACGGAAATCATTTTTAGGATTTGTAGAATTAAGGTAAGTATTACCATTAGGATAACTTACAGTTTTTTCATTACCTGCTAAATCATAAACTTTAACTCCATTGTCATAGAACGCACATAAATATCTATTTGACGCATCTCTTTGTATACTCCATATCTTAGCAGTATTAGGAAATACATTTGTAGAATCTAGTGTAGCTACATATTCTAAAGGTGGTCTCTTTGATAACCCATCTACAATGTTGTTTTGACAATTAACTTGGTCTTGACCTTGATTAATACCACGTTGTGAAGGGGTTTGTTGAGACATACCATTTAGAAAATTTGGTACGGATTGTGAAATCACTTGTCCCATTAGTAAGTCCTTCTAGTAGTCCTGTTTATGATTGAATAAGTATTCATATCACCTTCTAACATATTAGCATCAGCACTTCTGCTATCCGCTTGTCTAAAAGCGGCTAGTGCTTCTTGCTCATCATTTCCTGCCAATTCAGTAATTCCTTTATCTCCAATAAATCTTGAAGCAAAACGTCTAGCGGCTTTTGTTGCTATATATTGCCTTGCATATTCAGGGAGTTGTTCAAATTGTTGGACTAAGACTAAGTCCACTGTAGGTAGGATTGTTGATGTTCCAAACACATCGGTATGGTCGTCCATATCATATAGAAAACCATTACGAATAACTAAATTTCTATCTCGGTATTGTGCAGAAGCATCGGCTTGTACGCAGTTAGATGGTAAAGGTACTTTATTGTCTGTATCTTTTGCGAGTGTATAAGCATAATGGGTATTAAAATTCCACCCCATTGATTGAACTGACATTGAAGTTTCATCTAAAATGTTTTTAGCGACAGATACATCGGTAGTTACTGTCCCTGTAATTGAGTTTACAGGAGCTTCTCCTATAACACTCAACATAGTATTTACTGCTTGTAACTCTGTAGTTGGTGTAATTTGTGTTGCCATTGTTTTCCTTTATAAAGTAGAAAAGGGGGATTTGACTCCCCCTAATCTAATTAGTATTAAGAAACTATTACGCTTCTTTAATACCTACAGCCGCTTCTGGTCTTAATACACCATGTCCCATAGCGTATTTAGCCACCATTAACGTACCTTGTCTTCTGATGTCGTACTCTTTTTCAACACCTAAGTCCATAAGTTTAACTGTACCTACAG